TTATCAACTAATATAGATAAGGAATAAATATGGAAACATCAGAACACCGCCAAGAAAGAAAAAGTATCTACATAGCTAGGGTACTTTCTGTGAATCATGGCGGGGCAGATGAAGACATTATCATTGAAGAAGCTAGTAAAAAGTGGGAGGAAATGAATAAATAATATGCTAAACATCTGGGATATACCAAGAAAAGATAAGCGAGATAGGTGTATGGATTGTTTGAAGCCTTTTAGGAGAGGTCAAATCAAAAAGAAGTGTGGTCGGTCAGTTCTAAGATTCCCAAACAAGTGTAGAGATTGCGTAGAAAATTATAAAGTAGTATAATAAATAACATGGAACAAGAAAAACTAACTGAATTTAACAAGGAATTAACAGAACTTTTAAATAAATACGGAGCTACTCTAGCTATTGAACAAAAAATTGTGGTAGCACCAAAACCAGTCGAAAAAGTAGAGGTAGAACAAACTAAAGAATAATATGAAAAAATACATAATCGCAATAATAGTAATGGTGGGTTTGCTAAGTGTTCCGAGTGTATATGCAGGACTAATCAAACCGCTATTTATAGATATGACAAAAGAGAAAGATGTTTTTGTCGGCAGTAAGGCACTACAAGAGCAGGGTCTAAGCATCGTCAAGTTCTTAGACGGCAACGTAGTATGTTACACCTCTATTACTAAAATCAACGGAATTGTAGCTAACACAAGCATAAGTTGTATAAAATAATGAAAACTAAAAAACTGGATGGCAATATGTTGAATAAGGAATACCTAAGTTTTTATCGGTATGCTATGAAGAAATTTAAAGAAAGTAAGATTTTTGACGATAAACATGTTCCTTTGTATGAGGAGATTATAAGAGATGTTTATGAAAGAAAGTTAATAAAATAATGTTAAAATGTAGCTATTGCGAATATGTGTATGAAAATCCACCTATAAGCACTATGCAATTACATTTATGTGCCGATCAAGAATATCACTTTATAGACAGAATAGACCTAAAGGAAAAACCTCTAAAGGAACTAACTAAAGAAATAAAACCTACAAGGAAAAGAAATTTATTTACAACAGGTGTGATATACTAGAAACATGCAAGAACTATGTAAAAAATGTAATAAGGAAAAGAAACCAGAAGGACTAGACCCAACACTAGACTCTACCGAATTTTGTCATTGTGAAGCAGTAAGTTGGGTAGATGAAATGCTTATAAGAGAGGCAACCCCTCTTGATTTAAGAGCAGAAACTGTATCCGAATTTTGCAAGAAACACGATATAGCAGATAGCACTTATTACTACCAATCCTCCAAACCAGAGAACCAAGCTAAAATAATAGGGATAGCTTTACAGAATACAAAGAAACACGCACCTGAAGTTTTAGAGAATCTCGGAGTTCGAGCAAAGAGTAATAGTAAAGACGCAGAGATGTATTTGAAGTTCATTCTACAGTTAGCAGAGAAGACTGATATAACAAGTGGTGGGTTAGCAATAACAACTACTTTAACTAAAGAAGAAAAGGAAAAACTACTAAATTTGATAAAATGACAAAATCAGCATTAGAAAAGATGCTAAATGGAAAACCAGCCGAGAGAAAGTTCTTAGCAGAGAATGACTTTGGCTTATTTGCTTTATACTATTTCAATAACTATTTTACCTACACACTAGCTGACTTTCATTATGATTTCTTTAAAGATTGCCACGATTTAGTTGATAACAAGATAAGAGAGGTTGCCTGGATTGCTTTTCGAGAGAGTGGTAAGTCTAGTACAGCAAAGATATTCATTATCTGGCTAGTGGCCACAAAAAGAAGAAAATATATAAACGTAGACTCTTTTGATAAAGAAAATGCCGAACGCATACTCTTTGACGTTGCCTATGAAATGGTAAACAATACACGATTACAACAAGACTTCGGGGTTCTATTCTCTAAAGAACGAGGGATCAAAGACATTAAACAGAACAGAATAAACAATTTCGTCTGTGAGAATGGAGTGAGAATAGAAGCTCACAGTACACAAGAAAGTGTCAGAGGTAGATTACACCTAAACCAAAGACCAGACGCTTTGATCTTAGACGATATAGAAACAAACAAAACTAGGGATAGTGAAGCCTACACTAAACAAGTAGCAGAGCATATTTCAGAAGCTATGGCTGGTATGTCTGTAAATGGCTTCATGCTATATCTGGGTAACTTCATTACAGAATATGGCAACATCCAACATATCTTTACTCGAGCCAAGAATGATAAAGGTATAAGAGTAAGAAATATCCCAGTTATGATAGACAACAAACCTACTTGGGAGGGCAAATACGCTTTAACAGACGAGGAAGCTAATAAAACTGGCAAGGTGTCTATCGAGGACAAGCAACGCCAGCTGGGGTCTTATGTGTTCTCTTACGAGATGATGAATCAACCAGTAGATGAAACCTTGTCAGAGTTCAAGCGTAATTTTATACAACCAGCAGATGAAGAAGAATTAAGCCATAAAACTACAGCCTGTTATGTAACAATAGACAGTGCAGTTTCAGAAAAGGATAGTGCTGATTTCACAGGCGTAACTATTAACCGAGTATCGCTAGAGAATAAGTGGTATGTAGAAACCTATAGGCTCAAGATAAACAGTAAAGAGCTGATTAACCACCTATTTTTTATAAAAGAAAAATATGACCCAGCCTTCATAGGTTTAGAAGAAACCACATTTACTATGGCGGTGCAACCATTCCTTGAAGATGAAATGAGAACACGACAGGTATTTTTTACTGTTACTCCAGTGAAGCACAAGGGTATAAACAAGGAAACTAGAATAAGAGGATTGATACCAAGATGGGAGAGCAGGAGCATCTTTTTGATAGGAGATAATATAGAATTAAAGGATGAGATGAGAACTTTCCCAAGAGGGCAACATGATGATGTACTAGATAGTCTTTCAATGCAGTTAGCCCACGCACAACCTCCTAGTGTTGTTGGAGAACCACAAAGAGTTCAAGATGAACAATTCCAAATTCGTAGAAATAGACAGGTATTAAATTCAACAAGATAATGTTAGACAAAAACGCATATTTATACCCAACAGGTTACGAGCAAATCGTTAGCGAAAGTGCTAACACTAATCAAGACTACTTAATAGATATTAAGCGAGGTATAAAAGAAGGGTATTTTAGGTCAGAACCAACTCCAGATGGGCAAGCTACGTCTTATTTCCTTGTACCCCAGAATGGTGTATTTCTACCAGTAAAGAATGCTATATATCCAGTTAAAGCCTTTCCTGACCCAAACGCCATATTCGCCGCCAACCTAGTTAAGGCTCACATAATAGAAACAATTAAGCTGGTATCTAAGTGGTATCTAGTTCCGTTCCTATTACTAATCAACAAGCAGAACGCCCTAGACGCTTTTAATCGTATTGCTTTCAAGGCCATGTCAGCCCAGCTACTTAAAGATAACTACCTAACAGATTTTTCACGAGAGTTTAAAGTCTTCGTTTCTAGTTTTTTAAAGGATTGTGGTTTTACCAAAGAATCAAGTGATATGTTCGCCCTGATATTTATTCATTTAATAGAGTTTGATAATGTTTACAGATTAAGACTAGCAGACACCTTCTCTGAAACAACGCTAGAGAAAATGTCTAATCCTCGCAAGGAAATTAAAAGACTAACTGAAATCATGCGTAACAGAGAGGTTCGCCCAGATGGGAAAGGGGAAGCCATACATAGAAAATTCTCGGCAACATCTTTTCTAATAAGAACAGCCTTGCTAATTCCGTTGGTTAAACGAGCCTATATGAAAGCTCTAGGGTCGATTGACATCGAGAACTTAAAACTCGATACAATAGATATTTACTGGGTTTGCTTTAGAAATGATTATAAATTTATGGGTTTGACAGACGAAGAACGACAGGAGTATGCTTTAAAGAAAGGTTGGACTTACCCAATACCAATGAATAAAAATGATAATTAACATAGTGGGTATATTACTAATGATTTTGCTTGGGTTGTATTTATACGCAGGCTTTATTTGTTTTATTATTAGCTTAGACGAAGATAACAATGAGTAAACACGAAATTGTAATACAGTATATTAAAATTATTCTAGGCATTATTGCCATAGCAATTTTTCTATCTAAATGAAAACTAATCACGAGGTACCATTGGTATTCCATAAACTTAAAGAAAAGTTTGGTGTAGAGTGGGGAAGTATAATAATAGCCCACTACCCAGACATTTACTGTGCTGTAGATATACCAGAACAAAAATATGTGCATGAAAAGGTACACCTAGATCGCCAGAAACTGATGGGTGTCGGTGAATGGTGGGGAAGATACCTTTCTGATGACGCTTTTAGATTAAACGAGGAAGTTTTAGCATATAGAGCAGAGGTAGAATGGATAAAAAAGAATGTGGCAACACGAAATGAACGCAGATATTTACTAAATAAAATCTATACAGACTTATCAAGTTATGTTTACGGGCATATTGTTTCAGAAGACGAAGCAAAAAAGTTACTCACAGCTTGACAGACAAAAAGCTATGTTATACTAAAGGTGTGAATAACAACTATTAGAATTTTAATAGACTGGTGGGGAATTAGTGAATGACGACAGTAAACAATACAACATTAGGATTAGTAGCAGATGACGGAGAAAGTTTTATATACCGAGCAACCACAGCGACAGCTCATGTTGTTAAAACAGGTAATGCGACTCTAAATGGAATCGTGGTGAACTCTCACAGTTCAGGTACAATCGAAATTAGAGATGGTGCAGCATTTGTGGGTGGAACTTTGAAATTCGGCACGCTAACTCTTGCTGTTGGGGAGAGATTTATTCCTTGTTTTGGTGCTAGATTTTCAGCTGGGCTTATAGTATCAGTAGGTGGGACAGCCGACTTAACAATTCTTTATAAATAAAAATGGATAAAAACGAATCAAAAATCAATCCTGTCGGTGCTTTGGTAAGAGAAGCCGAGAATGATTTTATTTTCGGTTATACTCAAAAGTCTAAGCACGTTCAGGAATCGATATACGAAGATATAAGCAAGATTGAAGCATATCTAAGTTCTAAGCATACATCAGGTGATAAAGATGCTTTAGGGCGAGATAAGCCTTTCTTTAACATTGTTTTGGCGGCTAGAAATATCTGGTTTAGAGCCACAGACCTAGACAGAAAGAATGTAACTGTGCAAGATAAAAACGCCCTAGTAGCTCTTATAGCTAAAATCTACCTACAAGATTGGATGAATAGAAACAATTTCGGGCAATTCTTAAATGCTTGGGGCTTAAATTCCGCAGGCTATAACGAATGTGTCGTAAAGTTTGTTGAACAAGATGGGGAACTTCACTCAATGGTAGTTCCTTGGAGTAGATTGATTGTAGACCCAGTAGACTTTGCAAGTAACCCAAAGATAGAAATATTAGAACTCACCCCAGCACAACTAAAACAAAAAGAAGGGTACAACCAAGAAATAGTTAAAAATCTTTTAAACGCACTAGAAACACGCAAAACAACTGGCCGATTACAAAAAGATAACAAAAATGAGTACATCAGGCTATATGAAGTACATGGCAATTTGCCTTTGTCGTATTTAACTGGTAGGGAAGAAGACGAAGAAAAATATACACAGCAAATGCACGTTGTATCGTTTGTAGCAGGCAAGAAAAAGGGAGATTATGACGACTATTGCTTGATTTCAGGTAAAGAAGCTAAAGACCCTTACATGATGACAGCTCTTTTGCCAGAAGTAGATGGTTCAATCGGACTAAATGGAGCAGTAAAGAACCTATTTGAGGCACAATGGATGCAGAACCACTCTATTAAGAACATAAAAGACCACCTAGACTTAGCTTCTAAGCTAATTTTCCAGACTTCAGATGGTAACTTTGTTGGTCAAAATGCCCTAACAGCTATCGAGACAGGCGACATCTTAATACACAAAGCAAATGAGCCATTAACTCAGTTAAATAACTCATCTCACGATATAACTTCAACCCAAAACTTCCAAAATCAATGGAAAGTATTAAGTAATGAGATAAACGGAATCAGTGAGGCTATGCTAGGCCAGAATCCACCAGCAGGATCAGCTTGGAGACAAACTCAAGCTCTCCTAAATGAATCACATTCTCTATTTGAAGTGATGACAGAAAATAAAGGACTCTACCTAGAAAGAATGTTACGAGAGTTTATACTTCCATACATTAAGAGGAGACTAAAGAATACCAAAGAACTTGTGGCAACCCTCGAAGCCAACGACATAAAGAAAATTGATAGTATTTATGTAAAGAATGAAAGTATCAAAAAGACCAACGAAGATATTAAAGAAATGGTATTAAGTGGTAAGCCAGTCCCTTCTCCTTTTATGCAAGAGGAAATGACTAGAAACAACGCACAAGCTATTCAAGAAGGATTAAATATGAAAGATGGTGTGCGTTCTTTTAAACCCTCCGAAGTATCAGATGAAACTTGGGCTGACCTATTTGAAGACCTAGAATGGGATGTAAAAATAAATATAACTGGCGAGGCTTCTAATGATAACGATATGGTGGCAACACTAACTACAGCATTACAGATAATCGGTAGCAACCCAGAAGCCCTAAAGAATCCAGTGTTTGCTCTAGGTTTCAATCGTATATTGTCCTTGACAGGGGCTATCAGTCCAGTAGAGATAAACCAAGCCATGTCAGAAGTCCAAAATATGCCAATAGTAGCTGAACCAAATGGTGGGTCGGTAGCTACAGAGGAATTAAAAGTTAATGAATAAATGTAATGTTTATCCAAGGTTCAATACCAGATAAACTAATAAATATGCCATTAAAAAAAGGTAAGAGTAATGTTGGCTATAACATTAAAGAGTTAAAAGCCGACAACAAGAAGAAAGGTAAAGCTCGTGGTGCTGGTGGTAAACCTCGAAGCATGAAACAAATTAAAGCTATCGCCCTCAGTGTCGCACTGGGTAAGAAAAAGAAATAACTATGTCAGATAAAAAAGAAGAAAAACAAGTGGGTAGATATTCAAAAGCCGAGAAGGACTTGATGAAGAATACGTTTTCAAATAATGAGGAACTATTAAAAGCAATCCGTAAAATATTCTTACAGATTCCTTTAAGTGCGTTCGAGCAAACATTATTGAAGCAGGTTTCCGACCATCCTGAAGTTTTAGGGGTGCTTAGAAAGACATTTCTCCCAACGATTGACGGAGATGCACCATTCAACCAAGTAATTGACCTATGGATGACGATTGATATTAAGGACAAACCAGCAAGTGAAGGATTAAACTTTGTTATTGCTCGTGCGAAACTTATTAAATATCTTGATCAGCAATTAAATCTATTGGAAGGAATAGTAGATGATTCTCAGATAGTTTTGGAGGAGTGTGTAGAAATTGACGGCAAGGATGCCAACGAGGTTTTCTCGGATATTCTATTCCGCAACACTCTGATTTACCACACTGAACAACAATTAACCCAAATACAATTCTTGGCTGAACAAAAGGAAGAAACCCTAGAGGAAGTAAAGAAGCGTTTGGAAAAAGATAGCAACAAATAGAGTTAGTAGATAGATTCATATAGTATATTTTTATATTTTATGTTATAATATACACATGAAATGTAAAAAATGTAACCTTAATGAAATTTGGATGGCACACAGTAAAGTCGGTAAATATTGTTTATCTTGTGGGATAGAAACTAGAAAACCTAAAAAGGGAGAATTACAGGGTGTTAATAAAACTAGAGAAAAAGTTAGGATTAGGGATAATCATACTTGTCAAGATTGTGGTAAAAAATGGGAAAAGGATAAAAGACGATTTGATTGTCACCACTTAAATGGTTTGTGTGGTAAAAAAAGTAGAAAATACGACAGAGTTTCTGATATGGGTGGATTAATTACACTTTGCCATAAATGTCACTTCAATAGACCTGAACACAGAGTAAAAAGAAAAAAGTTATTAACAAGTTAAACATATTGACAGCGAAATTAGTATGTTATTATTAAAGTAATAGAGAAGTTCAACTCATAAATAGAACACTAGAGCCAAGCTCACAATCTATGGAAAATACAAATGAGGATGTCAACCTACAAAATGACACAGAGGTAACTGACAATACCAACGACAGTGCAGATAATACTGACACTGGAGGAACTGAAATTGATATAGACGCAGAAGTAAAGAAAGCTACTGCACCACTATATGCTCGGATGAAAAAAGCCGAAGAAGAAGCTAGGGAAGCGAAAGCTAGACTAGCCCAAACAAGTTCAGGAAAGCCCGAATCAAAGGGTACTATGTCCACTACAGACCTTATAGCAATAATGAATGCTAAGGTAAACGAGGAAGACATAGGGGAAGTGGAAGAATACGCTAGATTTAAGGGAATAAGCGTTGCTGAAGCTCTTAAAACTAATGTGGTGAAAACACTTCTTGGAGACAAAGAAGAAATGCGTAAAGTGGCTAATGCTACTAATACAAGAGGTTCTAGGGTTGGTTCAACAAAGATTTCTCCTTCTGACTTGCTTGCAAAAGCTCGAACAGGCGATAAGGTAGATGACTTTGAGGCACTAGCACTGGCTCGTCTTGAAGAAAGAAAAAACGCAAATAAACGGTAAACAGGTGGGGTGATTATTCTACACACATTGTAGAAAGAACTTTGAAAACTACATAATTATCAGTCAACTTGTGGTATAATACCCTTATGCCAAAAGGAGTATACCTACACAAACCCCACAAGGGGATGTTCCAAAAAGGGCAAACTTCACCATTAAAAGGTAAAGCAATGTCTGAAGAAACTAAGGAAAAACTTAGACTTGCCCATACAGGAATAAAAAAGGGCGGTCATCCTAGAAGTGAATTTAAAAAAGGTATGACCCCTTGGAATAAAGGGAAGAAAATGTCGCTTGAAACCAAGGAGAAAGTTCGACAAGCTAATCTAGGTAAAAAGCAGTCATTGGAAACTAGACAGAAACGAGCATCGAAGTTAAAAGGAGAACTGAATCATAATTATATTGACGGGCGAACTAAATTAGGCTCAAGACATACACAAGATTTAGACTTAAAACTTTGGAGGACTGCTGTATTTACTAGGGATGACTATACTTGTCAAGGTTGTGGTGTAAGAGGGGGTTATCTTGAAGCACACCATATAAAATCTTGGAAGAATTACCCTGAGTTGAGATACGCAATCGACAATGGACAGACACTCTGTAAACCTTGTCACAAGTTGACTGATAATTATGCTGGTAGAAAAAGCAATAATTAACCACTAATTGTAAAAAAGCGGGAACGGTGGATAGTGAAAAAAACACTATGCTCATAATACAAATAGGAAATTTACGAACACTATTGGAACAGATGTAAACCGAGAAAAGTTCTTCAAATCAACTATGTCAGTTGCTTTGAGAACAGCTCTTGTTGCAGAAAAAGTCTGCACTGTAGATAATTCAGACAGTAAAATTATCAAAAACCCTTACCAAAACGCACCAACAACTGTTGTGCAACCTTTGGCAGGTACTTACGCTGCAACCGCAGTAACTATTACTAACGATGTCTTGACTGTAACAGAAGAAGTCATCACTTCAGAGCATATCTATGACTTTGAGCAAGTGTTGGCAGATTTTGACCTATTTTCAGCTCGTATTGAGGAAATGGTTTTCGGTGTAGCAAAGGCAATCGACAAGTATGTTCTAAACGTAATCCTAGAAGCTGGAACTGGTGCTTATACAACTCCAGCAGGAGGTTTCACAACAGCAGCAAACATCAACACTATCATCTCTAACCTTTCTTCAAAGGTTATGGGTTACAGTGATACTTACAAGGGTCTATTCCTAGTTATCGAGAACACAGATGTCCCTGGCTTCATGCAAGCTCAAATGACAAATGGTTTCTCTTACGCAGATGCAGCTCTTAACAACGGATTTATGACTACTTATGGTGGCGTAGATGTATACGTTGTACGAAGTGGTACTTTCGAAGATGACACAGCTACTACTGACTCAGGTTCTCAAACTTGGTCAAACAGTGGTCATCGTCTATTCGGAGTAAAGGGTGTAGCTACTTATGCTTCACCTCGTGGAGTTCACTACGAAGAAAAGTCTGTATCAGGTAAGACTGGTAAAGAAATCTACGCAGTAGGCTACATTGGTGCTAAAGTTTGGTACCAAAAGACTGATTTGATCGTAGACATTACTCTTGCCTAGTCAGCATTAGTATCCTTCCTTTTTGGGAGGATTGAGGTTAGCAATTTACCCACCAGTTTTTGCTACCCTCGACCCTCCCCGAAAGGTTTACAAAGTAACTAAACAAAGTATGTCATTAACAAACAATGCTCCAGACCTAGATGGATTCCATCTTTACCCAGTTATCTTAACTGCGGCTGCTGCAAACAGTGCCACAAATTCAATTCCACCACGAACAAAAGTGGTAGAAGTTCAAGGAGTTACAAATGATGCGAATGATTGGATTACACTCCCTTCGTTGTCTACTGTACCTAACGGACATGAAATAATGGTTATTGGTTCAGCAGGTGCTAACTTCGAAGTTAGAACACCAACAAGTTCTAATGAAAAGATAAATGCAGAAGACTGTGATGGAACTAAGGAGTATCTTTTCACAGATACCCAAATCCATTACTTCAAGAAAATCGACAATACAATCGGTTGGATGGCTCACGGATTTACAGCTATTGGTGCGGTTGCAACAGCAGTCGTCCCAGATTAGTATCTTCCTTTTGCTTTCTATTTTCGACTAGAAAGCGAGGATGAGGGTATTAACAATATAAAACAAAATGTCAATTCAATTCAACGATACTTCAAATAGAAAAGGACTCGTACAATTCTTTGAGAAAGAAATTGGTGCTAATTATGGTGATATATCTGGCAATACAAATAAATTAAAAGAGTTTACCGCAGATGTAAACATAGCTTTTGACGAATATCTTAATCTAGCTATTCGTTCTAGTGGCACATGGCAATTTGATGACTCAAATCACACAGATTATCCGATAATAACTACAAACTTAGTATCTGGACAACGAGATTACACTTTCGTAAGTGATGAGGGTGGTAATCTTATTTTAGATATCTATAAGGTGGTCGCCAAGGACACTGGTGGTGTATTTCAAGACTTAAAGCCAGTAGACCAGCAATCAGAAGAAGACATGAACAGCTTTTATGATGGTCAGAATGTTTCAGGCATACCAACTCGATATGACAAAACCGCAAATGGGATTTTTCTTGATGCAATACCAAACTACAATTCGACAAATGGATTAAAGGTTTACATAAATCGAGAACCTTCATATTTTGCTTACACCGATACAACTAAAAAGCCTGGGGTACCAGGTACACACCACAGATGGTTTTATCTTAGACCATCCCTAGATTACGCACGAAGACATCTAACTAATGATGCCTACACTAAAATACAGAATGAGGTTTTTAAATTACAAAAAGAAATTGAAACAGATTTTGGTGAACGTGAACGAGATATTATAAGACGAATGACTCCACGAAAGGAGAATAATAAATAATATGGCAACTTGGGACAACATTGAAAAATCAGGAAGCAGTGCTGGTTGGGAATATGATGAGACCAACTTGCTCTATGATTCAGCAACTGACCCTGATTCTGGTGGGAATGTTTATTATAATGGTATAGGCACAGTTACAACATTTACTAACATAACAAAAAGCTAATGAGTACAAATTTCCCCACAAGTTTAGATACACTTACAAATCCAACAGCTACAGACAGCGTAGCAACAGTTAGCCATGCTTCACAGCACGCTAATGCTAATGATGCACTGGAAGCGTTAGAGGCTAAAGTTGGTATAAATAATTCAGCTGTTACGACTTCGCATGATTACAAACTTTCTGCAGTAACCACTACAGCTAAGGCTGTGTCTACAGACGGTAATCAATCTATTGCTGGAACTAAAACTTTCAGCGATGCTGGTGGTGTAGTTGCGACAAGTCCTAAAATAATCACAGGCATAAATGACACCAACGGGAACGAACTGTTAAAGGTAACCGCAACCAGTTCAGCAGTAAACGAAGTAACTCTGGCTAATGGTGCCACTGGTGCTAACCCGAACTTATCAGCAACAGGCGATGATGCTAATATCGGTCTTGATATAACACCAAAAGGTACTGGTTCTGTGAATATTCGAGGAAATTCCACCCAAGCTGGGACTATAAAATTCTATGAGGACACAGATGATGGTTCTAATTTCTCTGCCATTAGGGGTTCTGCTCGCTCTGGAGATATAACTTATCTATTACCAAACGCAGACCCGACAAGTGGGCAATTCTTAACAGCAACGGTACCATCTAGTAACATCTCCACACTTTCTTGGGGTTCACCATCTGGTGCAACGATGGTGTCTTATTTACCGCAACCTTTATTCGGTCTTTATACACTCGGTTCTGAAGGAGGTATGTCAGCCACTGTCGCTTATGTCGGAGCTTTTAATTTACCCGCCGCCATAACAGTAAACAAGATATCATTTAATGTATCATCACATACAACAAATGGAGTTATGCGTGTTGGTGTATATTCTGAAGATGGACAAACTAAAGAAATAGATGTAACTTCTGGCACAATTACTGGAACAGGAGTTGTGACAGTTTCTGTATCAGCTGTAACGCTTTCTACTGGTAATCACTACATAGCGATGGTTGGCGATGGAACTGTAAACGTAAGTATTTCGACATTTGAACCATCAGCAAGTGGTGAAATTTCTTGGTCTCAAGGAGGAGTTTCTTCTGAACCAATTTATTCAGGTACTGTTTCAACCACTGGCGGAAATTTACCGTCTACTATTACACCTGGGTCTATAAGTGTCGCAACAACAAAAGAACAAATGATTGTTCGATTAGATAACTAATGAATGAAGAACTACTAAAAAGAATAGAGGAATTAGAAAGGAAACTAACCTCACTGGAGAGTAGTTCAACTATCCCTTTTAATGTAGACAGGGCTTTCAGAGATAGACTGCGAGGACTCGTAGAATTACCAGATGGTTTTGAGGATGCACCACTGGCTTCAATTACAGCACCAACTGGGGGAGCCACACAAGACGCAGAAGCAAGGTCAGCTGTAAATTCGCTTATTACAAGACTAGAAGACTTAGGTTTGATATTGCCAAACTAATGATTAAAATTCCACCCAACAATCAATGGACACAACCAAACACCTCATACAAGATGGGGTCTTTGTGGTATACGAAAAATATTGATTTAAGTGAGGCGGGCATAATTAAAATGTCTCCAAGGATGGTCAATATATTTGATGACAGTGCCAACACTACAAATATAGGTGATACAGACTTCAGTACACCAGTGGCATTTGGTAGATATTCCGAAGGTTCTTTTTATATTGCAACCCGTGATGAACCTTTTAATTTGGTTGTATCGGAGAGTGCAAAAACTATTGCTGAAGATTCTTCTTCTAGTAACCCGAATTTAGTAAGCACATCGCATGGTTGCTGGTGGCAAAATCGCTGGTATGAATCCACTGACACTGCTGTTTATTATAACGCTAGTGGAAATTGGACTGCAGATGCTATAACTGGCTTAACTTCTGGCAAGCGTCATTACATGGCAGTGTTTAGAAATAAAAATTTGCTTGCGGTTTCTGACGCTAACACAGTCAAGCTATATAATACTTCTCACACAAACACTATAACTCTAACTCTACCTATTGATTATGAAGTGATAGGATTAGTTTATAATAACTACACATTGGGTATTATCACTCGCATGGGTAGTGATTCTACGGGTCAAAATTCGGATGCCTACTTCTTTGTATGGGATGGTTCTTCATCTGAAGCCGATGCTGGTGTGTCGGTTGGTTCTTATACAAGCATTTCAGTGGCCGCCTATAAGTCTTCTTTCGTGGTCGTAACTTCTGAAGGGCAATTACTTTACTGGAATGGTGGAGGATTTGATGAATTAGCATCCTTCCCATTTTATTCACAAAATATTCGTATCGAAAATTTCTTAAATTTCCAATCTTATGGTGATTCAATGATTGTGGATGGAGATAATATCTACATGAATGTTTCATTTGATTTTGACAGTGCAGGCACAAAAGGAGAAAGCTATTTGCAAAATAACCCAGCAGGTATTTGGTGTTATGACCCGAAAGTTGGGCTGTATCATAAATGGTCTTTATCTAATTCTAAGGCATATTTCCACTCGATTGCCCAAGCTGATATCAACACCACTACTAATATAATCACAACAGCACAACCAATCCCAGCTACAGGAAATCCTGTTGTTTTAACTAATACTTCTTCGATTGGAGGTGTAACAGCACGCAAGCAATATTATATAATCAAGTTATCTTCGACAACATTTTCTCTTGCTGAAACCAAAGCTCTAGCAGATGCAGGAACCAAGGTAGATATCACCAGTGCCGACACTACAAACTATTTTTGGCTATACGATATTATTGACTATGGTATATCATACGCTTCTACAACAGGAGCATTAAGTTTGTGGGGTGGTACTCGTTCATCATACACAGACATAATGGCTGGGGGTAATATTTATCATACAGACAATACCACACAACATACGCTATGCACAGCTGTGCCTTTACTAGATGGGGTTTCATACTTTGTAACATCTAAAATATTCACAGATTCAGCCACAGAAGAAATACCAAGTCTATTTGTTAAACACCGACAATTAAAAACTAACGATTCTATCATTGTTAAAATAAAGACCAGAGATTATCTAGGTATGCCAGTATCTACTCCAACCCCAGATTCTTTGATAGCAACTTGGTCTTCGTCTACAGTGTTTTCTACTGGTGCCGACCTTTCAGAGGCTAAAACTCTATTTGAGGCTGGTGAAGAACTAGAATTAGAGCTAACTTCTGGTGTGGGGGCAGGCCAATTGGTAAAGATTACTGATCTAACTGGTTCGGCTGGGGCTTATACTGTAACTGTAGCTGATACTATAGTGGGGGCATCTTCTAACCTAAAATCTAACTTCATAATTGATAACTGGACAGTATGTGCAAGCATAGATTCATCTAATCAATCACCAGACGGAGTATTTGAGGTGTTGGTTGGCAAGAATAGCCGTTCGCCTCAATTTAAGGTAGAACTTAGAGGAAATTTAACTTCAATAGAAGATATGTTTATAAATAACAAAACACACAAATCTGGTGTATAATAAATAAAATGGCAAAGACAACATACGAAGACACAAAAGGAAATATGTTTAACACTCAAGCTGAAGCGGCAGCTAGTAATACACGCCTCGGTACTAATCCTAAAACAAATATAAATACAGGCACAATACCAGTAAAAGATAGCTTAATGACTACACCTACGCCAGTAACCCTACAACAACCAAAAGCTGACCTAACTCCAACTATTACACTACCAGACGCTCAAACCGAAACAGAAAAAGAAATAGCTAAGATTAAAGCACAAGCTGAAGCAGAAAAAAGTGGTATTGCTAGTTTAATAAGCCAAATAGGCACTGAACAAGGTAAAGAATCTCAATATATCACAGCAGAAGGTGGTGATACAGCACAAAAAGAATATGATAAATACAAAAGCGACCTAGAAGCCGAACAGTTATCGCTTCGTCGAACAACTGAAAGATTACAACGAGAAAACCCAGAAGGATTGTTCGGTGGAGGTTTACAACAAGAAATTAGTCGTCTTGAAAGAGAAAGTTTGTCTAAACAAGCTGACATAGCTATTCTAGCAAACGCCGCTAAAGGTAGGTACGACACTGCACGAGATATTGCTCAAAGAAAAGTAGAAAGTGCTATGGCTCCCTTAAAAGCTGAACTAGAAGCTAAGAAGTTTATATACGAAAATAACTCTGCACTATTTTCTAAAGCTGAGTTAAGTAAACTAGATAGTCTAATTAAGGCGGATGAAAGAAAAATAGAAGAAGAAACAAAAGACAAAGAAGCGTCTAACACAATGATAATCAACGCCCTCCAAGGCAAAGCTCCACAATCTGTAGTAGTAAAAGCACAAGAAGCTATCAATGCTGGCAAGGATTCAAAAGAGGTTGCAAAAATTCTGGGAAATTACTCATTATCAATAGACGAACGATTAAATAATAGTTTGAAACAGGCACAATTAAGTAAATTAAATGCAGAATTAGATGCTATAACTGGTTCTGGATTAAAGGAGAAAGATAAAGTAAAGGTAGAAACTTATTCAGATATTGCTAGACTAGCACAAGAACTAAAAACACTAAAAGGTAAATCTGGTGCCGTTGGGGCTACTTCTTTTACTGGTAGAATACCTGGGACAGAAGCATTTAATTTTAGACAAAAAACCAATCAACTAATAAACACTTTAGCTGCTGGTAACTTAGACAAATTAAAGGGTGCTATGTCTGATAATGATATTGTATTCTTACAAAAAATAAATACGTCATTAGATACAGGAATGACAGAAGAAGCATTCGATACTGAAATAAATAGAATTTATAATACAATAACTGGAAAACTTAAAGAGGATTATGGTGTAGATTTCAAAATAGGACTTGATGAATTATCTAATGATGACTTTTTAGATTTACCAATACAAAATCAAGACAATACTAGCTTCTTTAATAACTTATAATTTATGGATAAAGACAAATTACAAAAAGCAATAGAGTTCGCAAAACAAAATCCTGATTCTGAATACGCAAACGAATTACGGAAAAGAATTGAAAGTGGACAAATCGTAATAGAAAAACAACAACCTAATTATTTACAAAGAGTTGGTGGACAATTTGCCGATATAGCTGACAGGACATCTGAAGCATTAAGTAAATCTGGTTCAAACTATTTAGAAAAAGCTAAACAGGGAAATGTTATAGGTGCGGCTGGAGAATTAGTTCGTAGTGGTGTTAGAACAGTTGGAGCGGTAGCCGAAGGTGCTTTTACCCCAATTACAGAAGCACCTATTATTAAGCAGACTTTAGATTTAATTGGTGAAAAAATTGGTAATACAGAAGTTGCACAAAAATTAGCAAAAAAAATACAAGAAAATCCTGAAACAGCACAAGATATTTTCGATGTAGTGAATACTCTTACCTTGGGAGTTGGTAAAGTAGCAGAAGCTCCGCTTAAAGCCGTTACGGGTGAAACTTTAACTAAAACAGGAACATCACTAGAAAAAAGTGCCTTAAAAACTTTAGAGTCAGAAAAATCTAAATTTGTTAGAGATTTAATCAGACCAGAACAAACCAAATTAGTTAAAGAAGCACAGGTTGGTAGAACGATAGAAAAAGGTAGGGGTATTTTTAAGAAAAGCGAAGTCCTACCAACATCATCTGAATTAAAAATTGAAAAAGCAGTAGCAAGTATACCAGAAATTAAAAATACTAATACCTTTCAGCAAAATTATAATATAATCAAAGATGCAAACATAAAAGAAGCTCAATTATTAGAAAAACAAATAAATGAAAAAGATTTTATTATCCCAAAGAAAGAAGTAAAATCTAGACTTACACAAGCAAAAACTTCACTTTCTGAATCTCCACTTATTACTGGTGATGCTGAAAAGATGGCTGAAAAACTACTAGCTAAAGCAAATCAATTAGTAGATAGTAACACTGGGACTGGTAGTGGTATATTGAAGGCTCGTAAAGAATTTGATGCTTGGGTGTTATCTCAAAAGCCTAAAGCATTTGATGCTACAGCTGAAAACGCATTTACTCTAGCTAACCGTGAAGTTAGAAAAACATTTAATGAGTTGCTAGATGAAAAAGCTATAGATGTTGGTGTAAAAGAATCACTATCAAAACAAAGTGCGTTATATAATGCTATGGATAATATAGCCCCTAAGGCAGCACAAGAAGCAGATACAGCTATTGGAAGAGCCTTTAATAACATGGCAAAAACAGTAGGAATAAAAAATAAGGCGGTTCAACAAATTGCAGCTATAGCAGGTATTGGGGGTCTTGGTGCAGCAGCAACATTTGCACCAGCAGTTGCTATTGGTGGTGGTTTAACTTTTTTGGGTTACAAAGGGGCTAAACTTTTAATGAAACCACAAATACGAGTGGTATTAGGTAAGCTACTAAAACAATCAGGTAAATTATTAAATACTGAAGATAAAACAATATTAGAAAATGCTCTAAATACATACGGTAGGTTGTCAAATAAGTAGAAGATATTAACTAAATAACAATGCTCTCAGATAACCAAAAAGAAAAACTAAAAAAAGCCATACTCGAAGGTAAAGTAACTGATAAGACTACCTTGCAGATTTTTAACATGGTTTCTGATCTAGAAGAAAAGGTAGAATCACTAACTAATGACCTTAAACTAGAAGTAGAAAAATCTGTAGCCGAAGTTAAAGCCAGTGAAATATCTTTAGATAAGGTTCTTGAAAGTGTTAAAGGTAAAGACGCAGTAGTAGACTACCCAAAAATTATACAAGAAGTAGTGACACTAATCCCCCCACCTAAAGACGGAATCTCCCCTATTATAGACTACAAGAAAATCATAGACGAAGTAGTATCTAAGATACCAACTCCAAAAGACGGAATTTCCCCTGTTGTAGATTACGAATACATTATTTCACAAATACCCATACCTAAAGATGGAGTAAATGGTCAAAACGGTAAAGAAGGAAGCCCCGATACTGGCGAACAAATTGTAGAAAAGATAAACGACTTACCAACTGACGAAGATGAACTAAAGATAGATGCTTCACATATTAAGAACCTACCTAAAATGGTTAAAAATGAGGTAGGTGGCGTGGTAGCTAGAAATATCTATCAAATGGGAGATGTCTCTCTAACTAATTTGGCCAATGACCAAGTTTTAAAGTGGGATGATACCAATAAACTGTGGGTAAACGGAACTGGTGGCGGAGCAGGAACAATAGATGGTTCAGGAAGTGCTAACACGTTGGCTTTCTGGTCAGACGCAGATACTCTTACTTATGACGCACACCTTACTTATGATGCAGTAAATGATGTACTCCATGTACATAAATTAGCTGGAGATGCCACAGATGGTCTTATATTAGAATCTGCAAACGGAACAGACATAGGTATTTTGGGTGCTGGAAATACTGCAAATGTAACTTGGTACGGTAATCACAATTTCAATACAGTAACTGCTTCAAGGGTTGCACAATTTGGTGCATCCAAGACACTAGAAAGCTCATCAGTAACAAATACAGAACTCGGATATTTGTCTGGCGTAACATCAGCAATCCAAACACAACTAAACGCTAAGGGTGTAGGTGATGCTTTAACTTCAGGAGCGCTAACTCAATTTGTAGGAAATAATACATGGAAGATATTTTATTCGGATGGTTCAGGTGATATACAAGAATTAGCTCTAGGTGCAGCTGGAAAAGTTTTACAAGCTAATGGGGTGGCAGCTGCTCCAACATGGGAAACAGTATCTGGTGGTTCAGGAATAACCCGAACACAAGTCACCACTTCAGGAAGTATTACCTTGGGTGCAACTGCATCAACTGACTATGTTTACTATGTAGCAGGGGCGCACACACTTTCAATGCCCTCTCCTAATAATAATAGATACACAATTAAGAATAACCATTCAGCAAACATTACAATAGACACAGCAGGGGCAGAATTAATAGAAGGTGCAACAAGTATAAGCATAGCACCAGGGAGTTCAGTTGATATCGTTAGTGATACAACAAATTGGTTTATAGTTTAATAATTAATAAATAATTTTATGGCATACAACCCACAAAACCCAAACGGACAAGCAACAATGGCAAATTCAGAACCTGTTGTTATTGCTTCCGACCAAAGTGCTGTACCAATAAGTGGTACAATCACAGCAAATTTATCAGCAACAGATAACGCAGTCTTAGACGCAATAGAAGCAGATACAACTACCCTCGCTGGGGCAGTATCAGGCACGGAAATGCAAGTAGATGTTTTAACAATGCCTACTGTAACTATAAACTCACCAGCAGTAACAAATGCAGGTACTTTTGTAGTACAAGAAAATGGTGCGGCACTAACAGCCCTGCAACTAATTGATGACACTGTTGCAACATTAGGCACTACAACCTATACCGAAGCAGCAAGTAAAGGATTAATAATGGGTGCAGTTCGCAGAGATGCAGATACAACATTAGTAGACACTACTAATGAAATAACCCCTTTACAAGTAGATGCTAACGGAAGACTTAAAGTAGAAGCATTTTCAGGTGAAACTTTACCAGTATCTCTAACCTCTACAACAATCACAGGAACAGTAGCTGTAACACAAAGTGGCACATGGGATGAGGTGGGAATAAACGACTCTGGAAATTCTATTACAATAGACAACTCTACTCTAGCAGTCGTGGGTGGTGGCACAGAAGCCACAGCGATGAGAGTAACTATTGCTAGTGATTCAACTGGAGTTCTTTCAGTAGATGATAACGGTTCAACATTGTCAGTAGATGATGGTGGTGGTTCCATAACTGTAGACGGAACTGTGGCGATTTCAGGAACAGTAACAGTTGGTTCTCATGCAGTAACCAATGCTGGAACTTTCGCAGTACAAGTAGATGGTTCCGCGTTAACGTCTCTGCAACTCATTGATGACACTGTGTTTGTGGCTGGTACTGATACCTATACCGAAGCAGCAAGTAAGGGGCAGTTACTACTAGCAGTTCGCAGAGATGCAGATACTACCTTAGTAAATACTACAAATGAATTTGGCCCATTACAGATGGATGCTAATGGATATCTTAAAGTAGAGGTATTTTCAGGTGGACAGAACATACCAGTCTCGGCTGCATCTGGAGCTTTTGCTAGTGGTTCAATCGCATCTGGAGCTATCGCATCTGGAGCTATCGCCGCAGGAGCTATAACAGCTGGAAACACTTCAATCGCAACAACAGAAGATACTGCTCGTGCTGCTGGCGAACACTTAGTAAAAATTGGACTTTCAAGGCTAGATACACCAGTAGCTAATGCTAACGTAAGTACAGATGGTGATTACACTAACTTTATTGCTGATAACTTTGGTAAACTTTGGGTTTCTGGCACAGCACAAGAGGATGTCGCACACGTTGCTGGTGAAGGTGTTACCGCTAACGGTGTTCGCAGGTTAGATACACCAGCCACAAGTGCAGGAACTTCTGGTGATTGGGCAACAATGGATGCTTCCGCAGAAGGAGCTCTTTGGGTAACAACAACACCAACTACTACTGGTGGATGTACTATTTTTAGGACACTTGACCTAGATGAAACAGAAGAAGATGTCAAAACAAGTGCTGGTAACGTATATGGATATTATTTCTACAATGCAGCAACGTCTGCAAGATACTTGAAATTCTATAATGCCACCGCAGCAACTGTGTCTGTTGGAACAACAACACCAGTTCTAACATTTCCACTTCCTGCTGGGAGTGCAGGACATATTGCTTTTCCATTTCCAGTTGGATTTACGACAGCGATTTGTGTAGCTGCTACCACTGGTCTAGCTGATGCTGATACTGGAGCACCAGCAGCCAATGATGTTATTCTTAATGTGTATTACAAATAAAATCTAGTTACGTTGGTATATGGCAGCAACAATTACTTATTTACAACTCACAAAAGACGCAACAGACCTAAGCACATACACTTTTGCTAGTGTGAATTTTGGGACTGCTTCTTCTGACAGAAGAATAATCGTTGCAATAAATGGTAGAACCCAAGATGGTACAAGTTCTGGAAGTGTCATAAGTTCGGTAACCATTGGGGGTGTTTCGGCTACAATAGCAGTACAAGCACAAAACTCTGGTAACACAACTGGTATAGCTATTGCGGCAGTGCCAACAGGTACTTCTGGTGATGTAGTGGTGGTTTTTGCTGAAACAATGACCAATGCTGATATTGCTACATATTCCACAACAGGAGTATCTAGTGATACTGCTTTTTCAACAGGCACAAGTACAGCCAATCCTTTAACTGCAAATATAAATGTGGAGGCTGGTGGTATAGCTGTAGCTTTAGCTAAGTCTGATGATGGTGCAGCAACTGCAACTTGGGCTGGTCTTACTGAAAGATATGATGAAGCAGACGCAAACACAAACGACCTTTCTGGTGCGTCTAGTGCCTTCGCTACTACACAAACAGGATTAACGGTTTCTTGTACTTGGACTAGTTCAGTTAGACCAGTATATGCAGCCGCTTCTTTTTCTCCAACAGCTGATGTAGTCAAAAGATTATTATTATTAGGGATAGGAGTCTAACAATGAAACAAGAGGAACTAGAATATTTAGAAGGTTTAATAGTAAAAGCAGTACAATCAGGCAAACAAGAAACCAGTGGACTTGTAGCCATGATAATGCACAAGATAGAAAATGAACTTGACCCAGCTATTAAAAAGCACGTCAATGGTCAGTTCAATGATTTTAAACATGAGTTTAGAGATTATGTGGAATCAGACATTAAATGGAAAGATGACGCACGTCCAGTAATAGAAATGGGAAAAAACTTGCAAGGTGCGAGTAAGGTTATGTTATACTTAACTGGATTTGTAATTACTATTGGAGGTGCATTTAAAATTATTACTAGCTTTTTTGATAAAAACGTATGAAACAAACAGGACTATTATTTAAGTTCGACCCAAAGGACTGGGTAACTGGTGCTTCACCACTTCCTTACGAAGTGTTAGTAAAAACTGGCGACTGGAGAGACTATCTCCCAGCCGAAGAAGCTCAAAGTGTAATCAAGTTTGATACAATGTCTTGCACAACTTTCTCTGCCCTAAGTGCAATCGAGACACAAATAAACTATTTAATACGAAACAAGAAAATATCTGGCAACCAACTCAAACTCTTAGAAGAACTAGGATGTGTAGATGGATTTTATAAAGTAAACTTTTCAGACCGCTTCACCGCAATCAAGTCAGGTACAACAAAGCAAGGTAACTTTCACCAGAACGTCTGGGACAGTATCAAGCGAGATGGACTTTTACCAGAACGAGACTTGCCTTTCGGTGGTACTAACTGGGATGAGTACCACAACAAAACAGTCATCACAAAAGAAATGGAAGACAAGGCTAAGAAGATTCTGTCTGTCTTTAACTTTGCCTATGAATGGGCAGTAATGCAACCAGACGCTGACCTAAGTGTACATCTAAAACACGCACCACTACACGGAGCAATTCCATTTCCAGCTTATCACGCAGTTGTAATCCCAAGTGGTAACTATGTCTTTGACACTTACAAACCTTTTTTATACGAAAGAAAAACACCACTACACTACGCAGTCAAAGGTGTGGTAACAGTAAAGCCAGAAGTGAAGCCAGCATCTCCTTATAAATATTTCTCGGCTAAAGAGGTGGCACAATGGAAACTAAAAGATGAGATGTTCAAGAAGCTAGATGAAATACGTGGCGAGTGTGGTTTCGCTTTAAGGATTAGTTCAGGACTTCGCACCCAAGAAGAAAACGACAAACTAAAAGATTCAGTCAGTGATTCAGCCCACCTAACAGGACTAGCTTGCGACATATTCGTACAAGACAGCTCTCAAAGAATGAAGCTAGTAACTGTAGCTCTAAAGAACGGCATAAGACGAATCGGTATCGGTAAGACATTTGTTCACCTTGATGTAGACACCTCCAAGCCACAGGACGTAATGTGGCACTATTACTAAGATGCAAATCAAATCTTGAAAACAAATCTCCTAGATCAAGAACTAATAATCAAAGACCCTACTTATGGGCAGAAGATTTTACTTTTTGATATAGAGACAAGCCCGCTTATTAGTTATACCTGGGGGATTTGGGATCAAAATGTCATAGAAGTTAAAGAAGAATGGTACATACTTTGTTTTGCTTACAAGTGGTTGGGTGAAAAAGAGACACATATAATATCTTTGCCTGATTTTAAGGAATACAAAAAAAGTAAAAAGAATGATAAAGCATTGGTGGCAAAATTGTGGGAGTTATTTGACCAAGCTGAAGTTATAATCGCCCACAATGGCGATTCTTTTGATATAAAGAAGGCAAATGCTCGGTTCATCTCTCATAATATGGAACCACCAAAGCCATACCGCACCATAGACACCTTAAAACTAGCCCGAAGATACTTTAAATTCGACAGCAACAAATTAGACGCACTCGGCCAATATCTAAAACTTGGAAGAAAACTCCCCCACACTGGTAAACACCTGTGGTTCGGCTGTATGGAGGGCGACAAGGATTCTTGGGAACTCATGAAACAGTACAATATCCAAGACGTTGTATTATTAGAAAAGGTCTACTTAAAATTACGGGGCTGGAGTACCACTGGAGTGAACGTAAACCTAATCTTGGGGACATTAGACCACTGTCCGAGATGTGGCAGTGATCATGTCCGTAAGAGTGGATTACAGTATTCAGCAACTACAGTCCGACAATCGTATCGATGTATGAATTGTGGGGCTAGACCTAGTGGGGAACGCATAGAAAAGTCCCCAGCCGAGCTAAGATAGTTTTGCACATTTATGAATGACAAACAAGATTTAAGCGATATAATATATACAGCCCACTTTTCCTCGAAAAAGGTAGGCATTATCAGTAATTTAATCATAATAATGAACGAGCATATAAAGAGTTTTTTGATAACGTTTGTAGTAGCTGTAGCGATGGTATTAGTAGCTAATATAGATAACCTTACTCTAGCTTCTTTCGAAGATGGTGCTTTGTTTGGTATCTTGTTCGCTTCTGTTCGTGCTGGAGTTAAAGCTGTTCTGCAACTTGTTATTTCAAAATACTCTGATAGATAAGCCCTCACATGGGATGTGTCTATGGGGGAACAGGTGGGGCTTCGGCTCCATTCGTAGAGAAAATTAACTGTTACTACGAACTGGGAATGGAACGCCCTAAGAAAGTAATATCGGGGACTTGTTAATTGTATCCGAGGCTTCCATTTTCCCCACAGGCACATCCTAGAGGCACAATAATGAAATACATAATTTGGGTACTTTTGGTAAGTATCATGTCTCTCTTGTATTTACCACTTGAAGTAGCGTCTTATGAAGCCCCTGTAGAGCCTATAAAGCCTCCAATTAAAGAGTATGCAGAGAAATTAGTGAATGATACCTTTGGTGGTGGTTGGAAAGAATTTGAGATTTTAATCGCACGAGAAAGTAATTGGAATAGTGAGGCACAAAATCCCAATAGTTCTGCTTTCGGTTACGCTCAATTCTTAAACTCTACTTGGAAAACAGTTGGTTGTGTAAAAACTACTGACCCATACATCCAAATCGACTGTGCAGTGAAGTATGTGCAAGCAAGATATACTTCACCAGAGAAAGCATTAGTTTTCCACAGGAAGAATAATTGGTATTAGTATGGTATAATATATTTGCTAAGATGCACGCTAGCTCTTAGTCAAAATGTTCTTTGGTTAGGACTCAATAAAAGAGAAAATGAAAACAAAATATTTTTAAATAAACATCCATTTCTCCTAGCGTAACAACAAAACTCACGCATTCGACCTCGTGAGTTTTGTTTTTCAATATGATATAATAAATATGGCTTTTCTACATAAAGCATTAAACCACTCATGCCTTTCAATCATCACTTCGGTGGTGGCTGTGTACAGGGGCAGGAGTGGTTTTTTGTTTTCCACAGTTACATTTAATTTTAATAGGCGTATAATTATTTAAACAAGTTCATTGAAAGGAGCAAAATGAAAGTCGCTTGTCCAACTTGCGACAAAGAAGCGGAGGTCATCTACTTCGGAAGTGGCTATCTCGCTATTTGTTGCGGCAACCTCATCTACAACTCGGAAAATCCCCCCAAGGAGAACGACAATGGAAAAGACGGACCCCCACAAGACGGTGCAGTTCGCCTGTTCTAAGCCCTGTGAAGGGCAAGTCGCTATTGTCGGTGCTGTTATCCGACAGAACGGTATCGTTCTTTTCGGTACCTGTACGGAGTGTGACAACCCTGTCGCCGTCGATGCCAACATCCTCCTCGCGGAGATGTGCAACTTCACTGAAGGAGTACACTGATGAAAGTCACAGAAGTCGTCTGCATGATGTTCGGTCATCGCTGGAAGTATCCAGCAGTCCTTCGCCGAAGGTGTAAGTGCTGTGGCATCCTCCAGAAGGCAGAGTTCCAACGCAACGGAAACATCCTCTACTGGTTCACAGTATGAGACGAAGACACCTCCGAAAGCGAAGGGAAGCCAAGAAACACATCTGTCCGAAGTGCAAGAATCTGGACTTCCTCACACGCCACCACGTGATGCCCCGCAGATTCTTCGGACGAAGCAAACTCATACTCAAAATCTGTCGTGCTTGCCACGACGAAATTGAGACACTCATCCCTGTGGAACGAGTAACTGACAACTTCTACCTCGAAGCGGTTGAACGCTTCTTGGGAGTCGGTGCAGTGTCTAAGTTCTGCTACAAAATCGCCTAATCACAGGCAAACGAACGGGATATGACGAAAGTCCTCTATCCCGTTTTAATGTGATATAATATTTATATGAAACGAACTCGCCTAGCTAAAAAAAGTAAATCACTAATACGAAAAATACAAGACGAACTTTGGCAAGAGTGTCGCAGAATAGTTTTTAATCGTGATAGCAAAAATGGTGAAGTAGATTGCTATACTTGTCCAGCTAAAAATCTTCAAAGTAGTAATAAACAACTTGGTCATGTGCCAGACCCAAAATCTGTTTTACCAGCTTTTTGTAAATATGATTTAAAAAGACTAAAATATCAATGCTGGAATTGCAATATAAATCATGGAGGTATGGGTGGAGCAGCACAAAGACGAATGGAAAAAGAGTTCGGTAAGGAATATATGGAACAACTAGAAAAAGATAGGCAAGTAACAGTAAAAGCAATAGATTTTTATGTAGAATTATTGGAAAAATACAAGACTATGTGAGTTATACATACCTTAAATTTGCAGTAGTCCTAGCGGTCTAGGAAGAAGTCTGTAAAACTTCTGCCCAAAAAGCAAAGATAGTTCGACTCTATCCTACTGCACAAGTTATCCATGATTGCTAATTCCATAAATAGGTATATAATATATATTATGAAGTTTTGGATAAATAAAACACCATACACTATTTCAATATCTATATGTATTTTTGGGTATATATTTAGTTTTACTTGTGGACGTAAAAAAGATATTGAAATTCTTGGTAAAACAGTACAAAACATGACAATATCCGAAGTTCTTGACTGGAATGATAATAACCAAGATGAATAAAAATATTGAGTTATCCACAGTTTAGATTTGCGTGTATTTTTTATGGTAGTATAATTTAAGTATGCTTTATAAGAATAAGAACAATTGCATATTGTCTCAAGAAGTGCTAGTATGTAACTGTTCTTATAAAGCAGAACGCCGAGACCGCAACCTTTAATTAGGGGGCGGTTTTTGCGTTTACAAAGTTATTTGTTAAACAAGGATAAGGGAAAACTTGTAAAACTCTCTTATAAACAAAAGTTCTTATTCAGGTATATATGCGAAAGCAGGGTAAAAGATAATCACCCACATCTCCCTGCCATCTAATATGTATCGGAATAGAAAGCAGGTAGTATTATATTTAGAGGATATGAATATGTATCAGCAAACAGATAGCCACAAATCGCCGTCAAAATACTCTTTAGAGGTGGTGGGTGGATAGTATGAACATATATACAAAACAAGAAAGAATTAAATATCTAAGATATCTGATAGCCAAGTATATTAGAGAAAGGAATTATTATAAAATAGATAGATGTAAATTTTTATTAAAACAAGCTAAAAAACTATGATGGAACTAAATAAAATAATACAAGGCGATTGTTTAGAAAAATTAAAAGAATTTCCCGAAAATTCGGTAGATAGTATTGTTACAGACCCACCATACGAATTGGGCTTCATGGGTAAATCTTGGGACAGCACAGGAATAGCAAACAATGTTGAAATGTGGAAAGAGTGCTTGAGAGTATTAAAGCCAGGAGGACACTTACTGGCTTTCAGTGGAACTAGAACATATCACCGAATGGCTAGTGCTATTGAAGATGCAGGATTTGAGATAAGGGATATGATTGAGTGGGTATATGGGAGCGGATTCCCGAAATCGCTCAACATTGGAAAAAGCGTTAATCAGCTTGAAACAAATGAGTGGTCAAAGATAAGCAAAGCATTTGACAACATAGACCAGAAAAGTATAATGGATGTATGGAAAAAGAATGCCTTGTTTGCCACAACAAAATTATCAAAGAGCCTAATAGAAGTTGGAACCAATACGCCAAAAAGCGGTTTTGCTCCCGAAACTGCTGTGCTATATTTCAATCATCTAAACGAGAAATTAGGTGCGATTTTTGCGGAATTGCAATCTTGCGGTCTGAATCCCATATCAGACACAAACGAAATTATTGTTCAAGAGAATGCAGGACAAACGACAATACCAGCGAAAAACCTTGTGAGGTATGTGGCAAAGTTATCAGAAAACCAAACTCTCAAATCTTGGAGCATTTTTACTGCTCAATGCGATGTCAAGGAATGGCTAAACGAAAACACAGGGGTCAATCACAAGGTAGACGAAGCCCTGAAGACCTTGCGTGGAAACAAGAAATACTCAAACGAGAAAATTACAAGTGTGCTATGTGTGGTAATTCAAAACGTCTTGAAGCACACCATATTAAACCAATCAAAGACTTTCCAGAGCTTAGACACGAACCAGAAAATGGAATGTGCGTCTGCCATCAATGTCATTATTACGGAATACACGGCGGAAAACCTAATCTCAAACACGGTCGCTATTCTAAGAAGTAAAGCGGTTGATAAGTTGCAGGGGAATGAGAGAGAAATAACTGGTAGTTATAAGGTTCCAAACATAAAAGGTGATGCCTATGGCACAATGAATGAAAAACAAGGTGGTTCTTATGAGAATATAGAGGTTAATATAACCAAAGGCACTTCTGAATGGGAAGGTTGGGGAACAGCCCTTAAACCAGCTCACGAACCTATCTGTATGGCACGTAAACCTCTAAGCGAGAAGTCGGTAGCAGAGAACTGTCTTAAATATGGAACAGGTGGAATAAATATAGATGAGAGTAGGGTAGAATATCAAAACGAAAAAGATAAAAAAGAAGGACAATCCGCAAGACCAAGCAAAACAAGTAATGCAAATGAATACGCACTTAATCACGGAGGACTTGAAGGAATGGATAGAAGTGATAGGTCTGATATTACTGGTCGCTTCCCAGCCAACCTAATCCACGACAATAGTGAAGAAGTAAGAGAGTGTTTTCCTGAGACGAAGAGTGGTAACCTACTTCCTGGACACAAAAGGGGAGATGGAACTGGGAATAGTTTAATGGGTGGTGGAGGAATTGTAGAGGGAACTTATGGTGGCGACTCAGGCAACGCCTCTCGTTTCTTCAAATCAATAATAAGAGATGAGTTATGCACTCTTTGTTGCTTGCCTTTTGATACAAAGCACGATACAATGAGTATATGCAACAATACAAATGTAAACAATGCGGAAAAGAGTTTGAAAACTATCCAAGCAACAACAGAGTCAACTGCTCTGAAAAGTGCTACTGGGCAAGTAAACAAAAACCTCGTCCAAAATGTGAGGTCTGCGGGAAACCTGTGCGACTTATGCGGAACAAGTATTGCTCAAAGACTTGTAGCAATAATGCAAGGCCAAAACCAGGAATCAACTCTTGGGGGGCTTTCTATGCCAGAGCACAAAAAGCAAATCCTGGAAAAATGCCTTGTATCGTTTGTGGAGCTGAGGGGGAACACCGACACCATCCCGACTATGGAAAACCTGAGTTTATTATTTGGTTATGTATCAAATGCCATAGAGGAATACACGCAGAAATGCGAGGACATAAGAAACGAAGAAAAGAGCCAATGGAAGTCCCTCGTTTACCGTAGTAAAGCAAGTAAGAGTGAAAGGAATAAGGGGTGTGAGGGGTTGTATATATTAAAAGACAATACTCCAAAAGACGATATTGATGAGATAAAACACTTGCTTTCAATTTGATTTTATGATATACTTTAAGTATGAATAACAAAGGAAAAAACTTTTCTACTAATAACACAGGAAAGCGTAAAAAATCAGATTTCTACGAAACTCCGTTTTCTCTTACTTGGTTATTATTAAAAAACGAAAAAATTGAAGGCAGTATTTTAGAACCCGCTTGTGGGAATGGTGCAATAAGTAAAATTGTTGGTGGTGTTGCTTATGATAAAGAAACAGATTTCTTAAAAGAACAAGGAAAATATGATGTAGTGATTACAAATCCACCGTATTCGTTAGCACAAAATTTTATATTAAAAGCCAAGATTGTAGCAAATAAAAAGATTATATTTTTACTTCCATTATCATATCTTCACGGGAAAAAGAGATTTGATGAAATTTGGACAGACACAGTTTTTCCTCTTGCAAGAGTGTATGTATTTACAAGATACCCGTTGTTAGGAGAACAATTACGAGAAGATGGAAAACACAATACAGGAATGATGGTTTACGCTTGGTATGTTTGGGATAAAACACATCTCGGAAGTCCACTTATTAAGTGGCTTGATAATAATGATTATATTCTTTCTAAAAATGAATAAATACAAATTACGAAAATTTAAGTGTATCGGTTGCGGTAAGGAAGTTGAGAAAAGGCGACCAGAAAATAAGACAAACTATTGCTCTTTGATTTGTTATAGAAACGGAATAAGACCAAACAATAAAACAGGTAAGATTGTTGCTTGTAAGAATTGTGGCAAAAAAACATATAAAACATTATCACAGTTAAAAAATAAAAATCAGTTTTGTTCAAAAGATTGTGCTAATAAATATAGTGGTAAAAACAAGTTAAAGTTTATTTGTAAGATTTGTGGCGAAAAGTTTTATTGGAGTAAATCAAGGATAAAAGATAATAACCCTATTTATTGTAGTTGGGAATGTAGAGTTAAAGACAAGGAACATATTTTCAAAAACGCCATTAAAGGAAATGTAGCACAGCAGAACAAAAAAGGACTTAATAAACTTGAGTTGGCGGGACAGAAAATACTCAAAGAAATTGGCGTTGATTTTCAAGAGCAAGTTTTAATGTTTAATAAGTTTTTAGTAGATGTCTTAATACCAAGTAAAAATATAATTATTCAATGGGACGGAGAGTATTGGCACACTAAACCTAAAAGAGTTTTACTAGACAAAAGCCAAGACGCTTATTTAAGAAAATGTGGATACAAGGTTTTAAGAATAACTGATAAAGAAATTAAAAATAATATAAAAGAAGTATATGCAAATATCACAAGAACAATACAATAAATTACCAGAAAGATTACAAAAACATTTTAGCAGAGGCAATAGTCATCCTACGGTAAAGACGGTGGCATTGTGCGAATACCTAATCAAAATGGTAACTCCAAAAGGTGGA